CTTCCTTACAACAATATTAGTAACACAACCTCCATTCAACCAGCTACTCTGCTGCTGCTTGAAATAAACATGCACTTTCCTCTTACTGCCCTAAGAAACTTTGTGGTCATCCTCAAAAGATACCTTTCACAAACCATATCTGGGTCCCAACCTAGTACAACGATCTAAGCGTTCACATAAGAATTGGGGGTTTCATTAAGACAGCCCCTACTGGGGAGTCCGCGCCATTATTTCAGCTAAGCACAGTTTTCACTGTTAAGCCAAACTTCACAATTGCATGGCCAAATCTCAAACGTCCAAACCAAACCTAAAAATCGGTAACTGTAGCTCATCACTCGGCAAGTTCATGCGCCAAGGAGAGAAACAAACTCTTCAATAGATTCAACTCAAATGTCCAAAATCTAGCCATCATATTATTGTTCCTTAAACCTAAAAATAACAAAAATTTAAGGATTAAGTAGGATACAAGCCACCACTTTGATGTGGAAGGCTTGTAGCCTAGGGATCATTCAATCCACGGATACACCCAGTTGTTAAACTGGACATGGCCATTGTGGATTGATTGGTGTTCGCACACCGTGCTCGATTCTTTGCCTGAATTGCACTTTGTACCTCATATCTGCTAATTTTGGAAATGGAAGAACTAGATGTTGCTGCATCTAATACTTCCTTTTCTTCTTCAACAGAAATGTAGGGCGAACCATAACGCTCTGATAATTGTAATTGCATTTGACGAAGCGCTACCTTCATCGCATCAAATTCATTCATCAAACCGTCCATCTCTTGCTCTTGTTTAGAGAGCGTGAGGATTGTACTTGGTAAATTAAATATAAATAAATCCATTGCATTTCCACCTGTAATAGTAGATTGTGTAATAGTAATTGTAGAGCCACCAGTGGGCACTTTGCAAATAAAATTCCACATAGCACAATTTGTTGTTGTGCCTGCAAGTGAATTAGCTTCTTGAGCTGCATCAGCAACACCTGATTGCGCGAGCAAATTCAGAGCTGTTGAAGTTCCAGCAGAAGCAATACCATTCGCAGTAGCACCAGTGCTACCAGCGACGGCAAAAGATATAAAATAATTTCCAGGTATACCAGCTGGGAAAACAATTGTGTTCGTCCCCAATGTAATTGGGACCAGGGCAGGAGTTGCACCTGGTTGCTGCACAGCAGCAGCAAAATTGTTTGTTGTTGTTGGCGCAATCGAAGTAAAGTGCACAGCACCTCCTTGCGTTTGCGAAGCTTCTAAAACAGGTTCAGAAAGCTTAACACAATAACGAACACGAAGTTCACCAATCACAGAAGTGTTGGTATTGCCATAAGTGGAAATATAAAAATTTCCAGCATCATATGTTTTCAAATCAGTGTTGGCTGGTTGAGCACCAGGCCTTACATACTTGCTCGGATTCTTACGAATCCTAGCACAATCAATTTTCAAAGAAATTGTTGGTGTACAAGGCATACCATCCACATGTGGGACAGTATCTTCAACTTGCTGTTTTGTTGTAGGAGCAGAATCACTTGCATCATAGTCAAAAGATAAAATAACTTTACCAGCTTGACCATTTGTTGCAAATTCAGAAACTTCACGTTTAAAGTAAAATTCAACTGATTGATAATCATACTCCTCATACAATGAGGCAATTTTGTTTCCCCAAGGAAACGTAAGTGCTTGACCAGGATTCAAAGCATACGATGTAGTAACAAATCCAGTGGATCCATTAACTTCACCAATATACTCATCTTCACAAATCATTTGGGATCTACGTGATGTAGCTCCACTGACACCGGAACCAAGGCCTAAACGCCCAGATCCCTTGGAATGTTTGGAGTTAAAACTTCCTTGCACTCCAGCCTTCTTACCGCGATTGCGATTTCGGGACTTCTTTTTGCCCCCTTTGGGAGCATTGTGTTGCTTAGATGGTGCAGCACGACCATTTTTGGCTTGCTTTGCGCGAGCTCTTTGACTTTTTGTTTTAGTCATTTCTAATTTATACCGCAACAATTGTTTTTAATAGGAGTTAAACTCCGCGGAGCCCATAAGGCCATACTGATAGATTTCTTCAACTTCACTTGTGAAAGCTAATTGCACTGAAGCAATATAACTTTCATTCATAAGATAAAGTTGTTTAATCTCATTATCAGTTTTATAAACTGAATAAACTTGTTCAAAAGTAAATATATCCTTTGTATCATTAACATCCTTTGCAGAATGCAACTCTTTATCAAAGTTTTTCAACAACCAAGAAATATATTCAGAGATAATGACACGACTTTCGTAGCACCAAAAACTCTCAATTCGCAATGCGCAAGCACGCAACAAACTCCAACGAGGATTCATTGGACTGGGATCATGAAATGCAAGTGAAGCCATGGTTTTGACATGTTCTGGCACAGGGACCATACATTTGTCAACCTCAAGGAATCCAGCAGATAAAAATCTGCATTCATCAAGCTTCCGCGCCTCATAGCAAGGGGAGGTGGTTTTTACACCAACAGACAACCACACTCGCGAAACGCTCTTAGCATTAAACCAGCCAACAACCTCATCGGAACAAGTCCAAGTGTTGTCATCTCCAGTTAAGGCAGCTTCAACATGTTTATGAAAGTTTACGAATGTTCTCATTGAATTAAAATATTCAACAGTCCAATTCTTTCTTTGTTCTTCACATAAAACAAGCCAAGCATAAGCCAATAACCTGTATAAAATAACAGTATTGTCATTGATAGTGTTGCCGCTACCACTGGAATTTCCAGTGTTCTTTTGCACAACATCACCATCTTGAGTAACAATATAGGAGTCCACAATATCACGATAAACATTTCGTAACCTATTACGGTTTTCTGCAGTTCTAAACTGCGGATGCAGCATACGCCACCGAAATTCCATCATTCCATACATAGCTTCACGAAAAAGAGAAGAATCAAATTCAGATTCATCTAATTCAAAAGCATTAGGATGTCGTGATAAACGCTTAAACATTTTGTTCCAGCCACGGTAGAACTTTGTTCCACCTACAAAAGACCAATGTGTATGAACAGAATCATATTGTTTTTGATTCATATCACCATTCAATTGAGAATTTGCAACAACGTGTTCAGTAGCTCCGCCTATGAAAGTACGCAATTTATTAATTGCGAGTTTTTCAATAGGACGAATCTCTTCTTTAACATTATTGGTCCAAAAACATGGACGACAATCTTCATTTGCCAAATCCTCCCAATACTGGGAACAGTAATCTCGCATAAAACCTTGAAATCTACAAGCACAGGATGATTTAGAAACTAATCTACATTCATCAAGGCATCGATCACAAAGTTCTGCACGATATTCAAACAACTCACCTTTTGTTCTGAACCAATGGGTCCAAGGATATCCTGCTGATGCGCGTTTTTCAACGTCATCAACAATCTCTGTCCATTGCTCAATTTGTTCTTCTTTAGCAATCTCTTGTTCAACCTTATCAGAGCGACAAGGAAGTGTAAGATCACGAACTTTTGAGTTGGACATGGCGATGAAATGCTTTTCAGCAAAAGTCATCGTCTCATTCCATAAATCCATACAAAGAGCATCTGGTTGAAGCTTATCATATTTCAATAGAGAAAGATACCCAGCTGCCTTATTAGGGACAGCCAAATCATAGTTGGGCCACAAATCACGTGGCCCTTGAGCATTATTAACCAATTTACACCAATGTGTGAAATAAGGATCATCCATAGTACAGTGTTTCTTCTCAGGGCAAAAGCGATGTACTCGCCCAGCATATTTCAGCGTGTTCATACCCGCAAGAAAAATTTCTGCATTTTTAGATGGCCCTCCACGAAACGAACTCAAATTTTTGAGTTCATTTGGATACGTTAACAGAATTTTGTCAACGTCCATTAAATCGTTTTGTGAAGGGCTTATTGAAAAATTGAATCCTTAAGGGAATCAACTGTAAATTCAACAAAACCATTTTCACGTTCACCACCAGCATTGTGTAAGCCAACAACGCGACCATGAGCATCTATTAGGGGAGCACCACAATCACCACCAGTTGATGGACATGTGTGTTCATTTTTCCCAACATAAACTCCAGTTGAAATTTGGTTGCAAGGAATCTTAGTCATAAGAATAAGATCAGCACGAGCATTTACTAATGCACAATTTAATTGTGGAAGAGTTTTTAATTCTTCTGGCATTTTAAAAAACACCGCATTACCAAATTTGTCACCACCCAACACTTTAAATGTGGGTTTGCCTTCAGCATCCATGGTTTTCACCACAACATCTCCAGCAGGAGTTTTAATTATGAAGCTTTTAATTTCTTCAAAATCAGTGTCATGATTTATTGTCCACAAACAATTTCTAGCAAGAAATCCATGTAAAAATGGTGTAATACCATCTTTCTGATAGAGCAAAATAACAGATTCATGAGCTTTGTGATTAGCAACAATCTTCTTTCTTCCAAGAAGACTTTCTTTTTTACTAACACTAGACTCAACAGGAGAAGGAGATGAAGCACTACCTTTAACGGCAGCGGCAAAACTCTTCTTTTCATCAGAAATCATCTGTTTTAAAGCAGGAGAAATCGGATTATCATTTTTAAAAGTGACTTTAGGAGCATGTTTAAATATGCAACCTTTGTCACGGCCTTTGCAATTACTTTTAGTGCATTCCTTAGAAGCAGCCCATTTAAGGACTTCCTCACGAGAAGAACCAGTATGTGCACTTGTACAATTTGTCTTAGTACAATGACCATTCAAATAAAAAGAGATACAAGGAAAAGCTTTTTCTTTTTGCTTAACTTCTTTAGATTTCTTTTCTTTTTCTTTAACTTCAATTCCAGTAGCAGGGTTCTTTTTAACAGAACATTGTGCCCAATGAGAACACTTTTCACCTCCACACGCCACATTACATGTAGCATCACTATTAATAGTGGGACGCTTGTCTTTTAATGGACAAGTTTCCTTGTGGTGACAACACCCACCTTGATTTGGAACTTCAGCATAAGAGAAGATACCTTCCTTATCCTTTGAATCATTAAAGATAAAATGATCAAGCGTAACGCTTGAATTATCAGCAGTGGCGAAAGTATTCGCCATACAGAAAACAGGAATATTAAACACGTAAAGTGTCATTGTTTTAGTATTAATAAAACAGCCAGTAACAGAAGTTTCTGACAAAGATTCCTTTTTCTTACCTGTACCCATCTTAAATGTAGTAGAGATCTTACTAATATCATATTTACCTTTCCCTTTAATTTCAAGTTGATACTTACCAGGATTTTTCGCTATTAAAGCGTCAATCTCAGCCAATTGCTTGGTTCGATTGCCTGAAGCAATTTGACGACGAACACCAGCTCCATCAAGGAGCGTAATATCGTCACCATCACGAATCTTTTCAAATCCTTGACAGTAAACAGATTTCCAAAATCGGTCCTTTTTATGGGATTTTAAATTGGAACGTTTGCCTTTGCCTTTATTTTTACCTTTATCTTCTTTAACTTTATCAGTAGGAGATTTAGGCCAATAACTATAAGCAACTAATAACATCACTACAACCAATGCCAATATGACATAATGATTGTAAGTAGCATTCATTTTTGCATCCTTGATAGCATCAAGAGTTGCTTGACCTGAATTTTTACACTTATCCTCAATAACAGACCACAAACCACGAATCTCTTCGTGTTGTTTTTGCTGATTCTCAACAGAGCGTTCAGCTTGTCCTTCAATAGGAATAGCAACAGGTATAACAATAGCCTTACCATCAACATTTTGAATAACTTGTAAGTCATCAACGTGTGATAAAGCATCTCTTTTTTGATATACAATTTTTGGTTTCACAATAGTTCTAAAGGCACCTATTACGGTTTCTTTAAAACCTTCTGGATTTTTGCTTTGTGACATATCACGGTCACAAATACATAGTTCAGAAGTTGGAGCAGAACATTGCAAACAAGCAATAGAACCACCCTTTGCAAAACTTGGATACAAATTAGCAGGAGGAGGCACAGCATGTGTATTCGACAAACCAGTTAAGGTTGCAGATGCACTAGAAGTACTAGAACTCGGAACAAATCCAATTCCAGCCACAGATTGATAAGATTTCTCTTCTTCAACAGGCGGAATTTCAAACAATTCAGTTTGAGCCGTCTTCAAAACATCAGCAACTTCACCAGCTTCTTTAACACCAGCTACGCTAACACCCAGCCATCTTAAAAGCCAAGATGTACCACCTAACCAACAACGTGCCATTGTAATCCAACTACTCATTTGAGAGTAAATTGAATAAATTGTTTTAAATCCACCACCAGTCATAACAACTAGCATGGAAAATAAAACCATAGCAACATCTAATGCTTGTTGGGCACGAGAGCGATTAACGCCTTCTTGTGCCTTATCTTTCATCCAAACGGAATAAATTTTACGAGCAATTAAAAATGCAGCCACACCAGTGATTGCATTTTGCATAGTTAGTTTAGTACCAACTTCGACCACTTCCTTCTTTACCACTTGGGTTTGGGAAGTAACATACTCTTGCGCCTTAACCCTTTCGGAGGAAACAAAAGCTTGTGCTTGCGCACGTTCATGAGAAATCAATGCCGCCACTTGGGCTCTTTGTGCATCAATAACTTGGGTCATTTCATTTTTAG